CATGCAATTATACGAAGTTGAAAAAATTGAAACTCCTTTAATTAAACTATCATTCCGCAATAGTGAAAGCGTTGAAATAACAAACGAGCAACAACTGGATGCTAAATTTATAGTTACAAAGACGGTTAGCACACCTGACAAGAAAGCTATTAAAGATGCTATTAAAAGCGGTGTGTTTGTTGAAGGAGCTACAATTAGTTATAATAAGAACTTACAAATAAAATAGTGAAACTACTAGCCCACATAATATTAAGTCCAGTTTACTTTTGTTGGTACCTGGACTTAATTGATTATTTACTTAATAGAAAACCTTAACAATATGGAAAACAAAGACAAACACCCAACCGAAATAATACAGGAACTAGATTTTGAGATACATAATTTAGATAACTTAATCATGCAGCAATCAAACATTTTAGAGATAAATAAATCTAAATTGGAAAATTTAAAACATCAAAAAAAACAATTACTAAACTATCTTAATCATGACTAGCGAAGAGAAACAAATACTAAAAAAGATAGCCTATAAGCTAATATTGCCAACAATAATAATAGCGTTGATTTGCCAAGCATTATTGATGACTTGTAAAGGTAAAGAGAAACCGCCACAAGTACCGCCTAGCGTGTTTGATAATAAAATTGATAGCGTTAAAACCCACATCAATAAGGATAGTTTAGTAATTGACTCTTTAATGAAATTAAGACCAAAGGTTGTTATAAAGTATAAAACCAAATACGATACAATATACCGGCAAGCACCCGATACTTGTAAAAGTTATTTAGCAGAATTAAATGCAGAATGCTTAAAAATGGATAGTTTCAATATAGGCATTATAACACGACAAGAAACGCAGCTTATAAGTTATAGCGAACTAACAGGAATAATGCAAGAGAAAGCAACTATGCAAGATTTAAGGCATACTAAAGATAGTTTGCTAATTACTAAGTTAGATAAGAAATTGAAACGAACACGCAAGGTAGGGATTGCAGCTTTCGGTTTGGGTTTAATCGGTGGATTATTAATTAGATAAAAAAAAGGTAGGACATGAAACCTACCTAATTTAAACAAACGTTACAAATATAATATTTATTCTTTATTTTTCAAACCGCTATAAGTAGTCATTCCAAAAAGAGCAGCAACAAAGCCATAATCAATAATAAAGACTTCACCTAACATAGTTAAGTCACCCATACTAAGCCATTTAACGTGCGCTGCAACAATACACGCAATAATTGTAAAGGCTGTTAATTTGCGACTAGAAAAGCCTTTGTCACCCATTTTAAAACTATCAATTATATCCTTCATTAAAATTCTTTTAGTAACGTGTATGTAAATTCTTTTAAGCCACTTTCTTTGCATCTTTTAATTAAAAAATTAAAGTCCGTAGGATCATTTAATACTTGACAGCCCGCACTCCATTTATCTATAATTGAAGATATAGCATTTGGATTTGCTCTATGTATATTAATACCAAATAAGCCTGTATCGGTAACTGCTGTTTCCTCTGCAAAGTTATTTTTATTAGCATCTCTATAAACAGTAACTGGTTTACGTTGACACAATGCTGTATATTTACCTTGATGTAAACCTAATTGATACGTGTTTAAATATTGATTTGGTTTAAGTAAAGCCGATCCCTTTGGGTTTAATAAATTTTTAAGCCAATGAGTGCCAGGATTTGTAGTTCCTGTAAATTTAACTATATTATTATTTTCAATTAATATAATTAAATCGTCAAATTTGTCAGGGATATTAGCATCGGAACGAATACCTACAATATGAAACGGTTGCCATTTATAATTTAATTTAGCAAACTCTTTTTTTAAATCTTCAACTTTGTAATTTTTCATATCATTAAATAAATAGTTATGCCTACGCTCAGTCATTAAAATATAGCTTCAATTTTAGTTTCACTTGGTATTACAGCCATTTGTTCTTTGTAAATTATCTTTTTACTTTTGCTTTTTTCATCACAACAATCGGCTTTAATCTCCTCAATCTGATATTGTAAATGTTCAACTTCATAACGTTTCTCAGTATATAATTCTCTAATATCTGATTTGATAGCAAAGTACATCGACATTAATCCGCCAGCAAAAGTTAGCAATTTTATTTTATTCTCTAAGGACGCAAGTTCTTTCATAACTAATTAAATGGTGGTGGGCTTGGTTTTGGTTCGTAAATAATTAATGGTAAATCTTTAACCCAAATAAACTCTTCATTTACACAATTAGCCATTTCCTCAACTGATATAACCCAATTATCGTTTAAATCTTGGATAGGATTAAAATAGCAGTCAGGCGCGTACCATTGAATTAATAAACTATCTTTTTGTTCTACTGTTAATAAGCCAACGTATAAGTCCCATTGCGCTTGTTTTATGTCTGTTAGTTTCATAATTTATATTTGGCGATTTAAAGTTGTGTTAAAAGTTTGTACCGCATTGTAAAAAGCTAAGGCTTCAGCATCGGTTAAGCCGTCACCTATTGAAGCGAAGGCACATTGTTTAGATGAATAAAATGCGGCTGTTCCATTATCATTTATAGCACCTATATAAGCATTTGTATTTGGTAAATTATTTGAATCAGTTGTTACTGTTAAATTATTTACAATGCCATTTCTAAAAACTTTTCTTGATGAATTTGTTAATTTTGCTGCTATAAAAAAACCTAATGAATTTACCTGTGCTAAATAATTAACAGTTCCATTTGTTGTTTGACCATAAACAGCAGCCCTTGCTGGTGCTAATGTAGCATAGTTAGTAGGTCCTGATATTTGAGAACATCCTATATCTAAAACAGTGCCAATAGCAGAAGTTCTTGAATAGTAAGATAAGTGTATATTAGTTGAATAAAATGCAGAAGGAGCTAAAAAAGTATTTGCATAAGCATTAGTTCCATTAGGCTGATACCCGTTTGCGCTAAACGTACCACCACCACTGAACACTAATCTATAAGCAGCATTGCTATCAACTGGATTGACTAAATTCCATTTGCAACTTGTAGCAGTACCACCTACCATTGGATAAGCAGCTTTCATTTTAGTCCAAATGTTAGCACTTTTTAAATTAACAACTAATGTATTAATAGCAGTCGCTTCAGTTCCACTTATTCCACTTGCAGTTATAAACGCTTGCGCATCGGCATCTGTACCACCGCCACCGCCATTCCTACGCTTGATTGCAAACGGACTTATTGCTTTGCCTATTATCATATTAGTATAAAATTACTGAGCCACTTGTTAAAGTAATTGCGCTAATCTTAGTTCCGTAAGGTACTACGTGTAATTCACCAGCTAATAAACTAACAGCACTAATTCCTAATGTAGTCAATAGATTGCTAGTTGTACCAGTTGTTAAATCAGTACCTGTTAGCGTTGCTATTACTGTTGCTTCTCTTACATAAATTTGTGAAAAGTTTATTGCAGTAACCGCTCCCGTTCCCGTAACTGTTCTACTTCCATTTAAACCGCCCATACGGTTAATCATTGTCTCCTTTTCATTAGGATAAAGATTTATCATTATTTCTTCTGCCATTTTATTTTGTTTTTAGTATAGTTATTAATTCGTCAATTGTTTTATAGTTTATTCCGTTTACGCTTGTATTTGGATAGTCGAAATAGTACGTTCCACATTCTGCTAAAGTTAAATGTAGCGCAAGTTCGTCTAATTTTTCTACATTAATTATTTCAGCGTTTTCAATATTTCGCCAATTAATTGTATTATTTATTTTAATTAAATTTTCCATATTATCTTTTTCTTTGTACTTCAAATAAACTAATAGTTGTTGAATCAGCTGCAGAAGAATTAATTAAGGCGATTATAAAATAACCAATAGCCGTATAATCAATGTTTACATTACTAGATGCAGTTGTTGCGTTTGAAGATTCATCATTAGCTATTCCGCTTGGATAAAATTCAGTAGCACTTGCAGATTTAATTACTCCGTTTTTATTGCTACTGAAAGATAGTTGTGTATTACTAATAGATAAACTATGTAACGCAGTAGCTCCACTTAAACTATTAATTGTATTATAATAAATTCTTAAAGTTATAGATGAATTTGTTCCTATTTTACGACCTCTTAAATAAAATCTAATAACATCACCTACTAAATAATTATTAGCATTAAATTGATATGTTGAAATCAATGTTTGTGCCGTTGTACCAGTTAGTGTTGCACTATCAATAGTATCTAAGTGCATAATTTCTAAACTACTTTGTTTATTTTTCCATAAACTTGTAGCACTATCATAAGTTAATACATCGTTGTTAGCTACACTATTTATTAAAACATTATGAAGCTCATCTAATTCTAAACCATTATCAACCTTAACAAAAATAGTTCCTTGAGTTATATGAGCGTAAACAACATAACCAATTATAACCATATGATTTGGTGCAATAGGTTTTATATTTGTTATATTACCAGCAGTTGTTGGACTTAGATATAAAACATCTCCATCCGCCCAAGTTTCACTTTGTAAAGAACCAGTTGTATTTATACCTCTTACTAATCCGCTTGTCGTTATAAAACCCTCTTGATTATTCGCTATTGTTTCCGTTACAAGCCCAATAGTTTCAGCACTTAATAAATCATTCGTTGCTAAAGCTAAATCAACTTTTAATCTTTGCCCTTGCGCCCCCGTTACCCTTACTGCTTGGTAATTAGCTTCTAATAAGTTAACGTTTGTAGCTGTTTTATTTACAACTCTTAAAACTTGTTCTTGACCAACTTGCAAGGTAACGTTACCACCTTTTAAACCTAAATCTAAAGTCCCATCGGTATCATTCCAACGCATTACTGCAACTCCTGATGTGCCTGTTGGTGTTTGGTCAAATTCAACTTGACCTGCTTTTAATTCAAACTCACCTAAATTAACATCACTTGTTGCACCTGTATAAGGTACATAACTACCACCGCCACCACCGCCACTATTTGCATAAGGTAAACTATTCCAAGCCGTAACACCATTACCTATTTTAAATTTAGGAGCTGTTAATAAGTCATCTGTTTCAATTCCTTTTTGCCCTAATAATAATATAGGGTTATTACTTGTAAAATTAGCGGCTGTATTTGTATATTCTTGTAAAGTCCAATCTATTTTATTATTTGAATCTACTGAACCACTACCAGTTAATAAATCTTTTATACCAGTAATATTTAAAACAGCATTTGTAACTGTTTTTAAAATAACCTTAGCATTTTTTACTATTAATTTATATCCTGGCATTTTAAGAAGTTCTAATTGTTGTATGTTCAGCTAAAATAAATTTATCGGTTAATACAGATTGTATTTTAGTATTTGGATATTTTATTTTAATATCATAAAAAAACTCCCCAACATAATTAACGTCATTAGCTGTTAAAGTTATTGCAACGTCACCAGTAGTCGGGGAGGTAAAAGATATTATATCTTTTGATATTAATGCCTTAGAATCAGCGTCTTGTAAATTACGTTTAACTGTAAAAAATACAGTAGCACCAGTTAGGTTAATTTCGTTGTCTTCAACATCAAACAATTGAATATCTAAATCAACTGTATCTCCTTTAATTCTTTTTATAACCATCTCTGTAATTTTTTATCCCAATACATATTACGCTTATTACCTCCAACTTGTCGCATGCCAATTTTAGGTTTAGATTTAGAATTATCGCAAGTTGTAAAGTCATAAACCACACCATCAAAAGTATAACTAACATCGTTTAATCTATCATTCATTGATGCTAAATAAACATTTGTTTTACGCCTAACATCTGATATTAATTCAGCTCTTGCTTTGTCACTTATTGGTGTACTTGTATCTTCTTGGTTTTCTCTTAATCCAAACTGAGCTACATTACGACCATGCCATAATAAAAACTTTTCATAAGATCCGCAAATTAAATAAGGCTTTACATAATCATTAAGTAATGCTGTTAATTCAGTACCAGGTGTACCAGTAATTGCATTATAAAAAGCAATAGGTACAATAGGTTTAAACTCAATCTCTTGCATATCCTTAATATAGGTATCAATGTCACTTGTTTTAGTAACATTAGCTCCTAGTTTAACAAATTCTAAGAACTCTGATTTAATTATTAGTGGGCTGTATGACATTTATTTCTTTTGGTTTATATCCTATTAAAGCTCTTAATTCATCTTCAGTTAATGTTGCTAAAATAGCTGGTTCAATATATTTAATAGGATTGTTTTGAGTTAATGTAAAATCTTTATCAGGAAATACCATATGTAAAGAATGAGATATTAAATTTTGAATAGGTTTAACTCTATTATTTAACAAAATAATATTATCTGAAATAATGTTAGATGCAAAGCCAACCGAACCACCTAAATTAACTAAGAAGTCAGGAACTCCAAAAGCCCTTGCTACTTTCTTTGCTACTCTAGGAGTGCTTTGTTCAACTGCATTAAATACCTCTCCAGTATTTACAGATTGGTAAACTGGTAATTCTTCTTTTGTTTTAGCAAATAATAACATTAATTTATTACGTCCAGTTTCGCCTTTATTGTCTTTTGAATTACCAGTAAATGATTCACACATATCATCGTAATAATCCATTTCAGTCATTCCATTTTCATCTTCTGTTTTATCATCAATATCTCCAACAATGGTTAAAAAACCACCTGGTAAAAAAGCGTTATTAACAGATTCTAATTCAAATTTACTTAGTTCAGCATCAGCTTCAATGTCAGAAATATTAGCATAATATGAAGGAATTGGATAGTAATATTGTCCAGGCTTTCTATTAAAATAGTATAAAATTTCCCCAACTGGCTTATCTTCTTTATTAGTATAAGATAATATAGCTTTTAATTCTTCAGGAGTTATTTTAGCACCTTTAAATTTAGGGTATTCAACATCTTTTAATGAATCATATTTTGAATCTAAACTATAAGTAGGATTATAAATATAATTTCCATTATCAGCTACTCTAATATTTTCAAATGGTATTGATTTAACTAATATTGGTTTACCAGTACCATCTCTTTGTATATGCCATGCAACACCTTGAAATAACGATGTATATGGTGTAGCTTCTGATATTAATTGATTAAAAGTTTGGTTATCGTTTGCTTTTTCTTCTGCAATTTTATCATCTACTAAACCTTCAGCATAAACATATTGGTTTAAGATTTCAATACAACTTGTAGCAGTACCACTTTCACCAATTTTTCTAATTAAGTTTTGAGGTAATAAATTATCAGTATCATAGTTAATGATACCTTTAGATTTATTCTCAGTAATAGTAACAATTCTATTAAAAAAAGAATATACTTTAGCTC